GAAACTACTAATTGCAAACAATAATTTTGCACCTACTGGTTACGCTCTAGCAGCATAATGCAGGGGGGTTGGTGACTTACCTAGCAACAGAAAAGTCACACTACACACAAACACAGATTGGAATGAAAATGCGAGACTATATTTACGAAACTTGGAACAGCGTTATGAACGCTGAAATAAATCCCCTTAAAAATATCCCAAATCTACAAGTACGACATCTAATCATGCAAATCCTTGCATGGATGTGGGTGTCTGTCTGCTCAATGTATTTGGGTAGTGTAATGTTTTGGGGAATTAATGCAATCGCGCATACTCTTTTACTTGCGGCGATTGTTATTACGGTCGGTACATTCGATACCGCAAAAAGAAATCCTAAAATCTTCAATAAGATCGATGGATACAACGGCCGCCGAAATACCGGCGAACATGACTAACCACACAAACACACAGGAGAAATAAAATGAGTAATAAGAACCCCTTCGAAATCCGCGCAGAAATGCTGCATATGGCAAAAGATTATATGGACCAACAATGGCATATGAACATTCAACTTATGAATGACTTATATGAACAGGGACAGAAAAATCTGCAAGACGTGGAAAAGGCTTACGCAATCTATTCCACAGATGAACTAATGGAAAAGGCAAAAGAAATGTATTCTTTTGTTTCTAAAAAAGATTAAAAAATATTTCTACATCTATGCTGAATCAGTCAGATAGACTCATCTAATGATATAAGTATAGATGTAGATTATAACTAATGTGAAATTTAACTCAACTGGAAAAGTCAGCTGAAAGTAAGTTTACACCAATATTTGAAAAGTGAGTATATTAAAGTGCCAATTTATAATTTTAGATGTGAAGACTGTGAGTATGAATTTGAACATTCATGCAAAATTTCTGAACGCGAAGAATTCATTGCGAATGGTTCGGGTCCAGATTGCGACACCTCAGAAAAATGTAATTTAAAACAAATCTTGTCCAAGGTAAACTTTGGCGCAGATCCTTTGGGTCATGCAAGAGTTCCTATGGAATTTAAAGAAAAGGTTTTAGATAGATTGCCAAGTGTCGGCCGGCAAGTGGGCGGAAGGCGTGAGAGTAGAATGAATTTCGAAAAGTAGACTTACCATGACTTTTCCCCCAACTAATTAGGAGTCTCTAAGTGGGAAAAAAGTCTGTAAGAAAATCTAAAAATAATACTAATACAAGATTAATAGGAATTGACAGCAGAAATAGAAATTTAAAAGATATACTACCAATGACACCAACTCAATCGGAAGTATTCGATGCGTTTGCAGATGGAGACCACTTATTTCTTCATGGTGTTGCCGGTACAGGAAAAACATTTATATCACTATATCTTGCATTAGAAGAAATAATGCACCCAGACTCTACTTTCAGAGAAATACAAATAATTAGGAGCGTAGTACCGACTAGAGATGTTGGATTTTTGCCTGGCTCTGAGAAACAAAAAATAGAAGTTTTCGAATCTCCTTATAAAACCATTGTCAATGAATTGTTCCGCAATGGTACAGCATACGAAAGCTTGCGAAAAACCAATCTCATAAATTTTAATTCAACATCATTCATAAGAGGCAGAACTTTTTATGATAGTATTATCATTGTAGATGAATGCCAAAATATGAATTTTCACGAATTAGATTCTGTCATTACACGATTAGGTGATAATTGTTTATTGATGTTTTGTGGTGATTTTAGACAATCGGACTTTAAGGCCAACGATGAGAAAAACGGTATCAAGAATTTTATGAAAATCATTAAGAATATGAAACAGTTTTCTTTCATAGAATTTACAGAGGCTGATATTGTAAGAAGTCCATTGGTGAAATCTTATATCATNAATAAACTGGAATTGGGTATCGTTTAAAATACTATTGACAAAATAACATCCATGTGATATAATGATTCTAACAAATTGGAGTTATTATGTTTAATCACATGGATGTTGATTTACCAACACACACGCTAAGTAGAATTACTGAAAATAATAAGAGATTTTATCTCACACCCGATGGCGGTAAATATCCATCTATCACAACAGTCTTGGGTTGGTTCTCTGCAAAGGGAATTATGGAATGGAGAAAACGTGTCGGTGCGGAGACTGCCAATAAAATCACGACTCAAGCTTCTAGGAGTGGAACCAGTGTCCATCAGATGGCAGAAGACCACCTAAATAATAAAGAATGGAAAACGAAAAAGACTATGCCATATGACATAGAATCTTTTTTGAAGATTAAACCGACTCTTGATGAACGTGTAAACAATATCTATGCACAAGAGAAACCTTTGTATTCCGATCATTTAGGCCTTGCGGGCACAGTCGATGTTGTTGGAGAGTTTGATGGAAAATTATCTATCATTGATTTTAAGACTTCACGTCAAAGTATGATTGGTGATAAATATGGTAAGTTGGAAAAATATTTTCGCCAGGCTGCTGGATATGCGGTTATGTTTGAAGAGCGTTATAAATTTCCTATAAATAGTCTTGTAATTATTGCCGCAGTCGCGGGTAAGTCTGAACCAGAAGTGTTTACCTCGAAAAGAGATACGCATATCGGCGGACTTATTGATATGGTGAAAGAATATAAACAACATCATAATCAACTATAGGAAAAAACGATGAGAACTGAAAAATTTGTAACAGACAATATAAAGATGGGAATCTCGGACTATCTTGCAATGAGCATAGATAATGGTCAATTATATTTTCACAATCTCAAAGTTCGGAATGATTTGCCGGATTGGATTGATAATACAGATCAAGATGTTGATGTTCAGTTTGGATATAGTGAAAACTATGTAGTACCATCGGGACAAGGAATCCAATTTGATATGACAAATTTAGATTCAACCGGCAATTTTTTAGTGGAAATTTTAAATACAGGTTCTCCTAAAAATTATCCAGATTTTTTAATGGAAAATTTCTCAGGAAAGATACCATTTCAAAATAAGTCATTAGGTGATATTCTAGTAACCCTAAGAATTACACCTATAGATGGATCTGCTACATCATCCAGTAAATATAATATTAAAACTAGCGCTATGAACATTTGGCCAAAATTTAAAAAATCTTGTGATTTTTATTCACAAACATCTGTTGATGAATCACAGCCCTTATATCCCATTGCCGGAAAACTAGGTCCATTCGCAGTATGGGATGTTTTTCGTCATAATAATGTAAGATTTGACGTTTCGATAGGATTTAATAATTCCAAAACTACAATGCATAAGAAAATAATTTATAATGTGGATGATAAAATGATTCATATTTTTCCGAAACATTTTAATACAAGCAGAATAGATTCTGTTGATATTTCTGTGACTATAACAGTACAAGACCCAGAAGGAATATTTTCTATAATGACTAAAGGAGATATTCCTACCGAAGAAAATTATCAAGATCTTTATGGTGATTATTTACAACAATATGAATCCATAATTTCAAATCTTGTAGCAGATGAGGTGGAATTTTATAATTTACAGAACGAATATTTGAGCATCGAAGCGGATAGACACACTCATACAACTGGACATCTAGATTCCACCCCCGAAAAAATATATTTATCAAAAGAATCATTCAATAGAAAAATAGGAAATGGTCAACCCGTTCCTATTTTGCAAGGAACTTCTAATTACATATCAGAATCGGGAGCCCGCACGATCGAAGCTTCACAAATAACTGGCACGGTAAATCTGCCAAATGAAGGTTATTAAGAACATACACACACATTACACTATCAACTTAAAAAAAGAAAGGAGTTATAATGGAACTTATTACTAAAGTTAAATCATGGGCCGCCGCACTCGCAGAGGTCGGCGTCAGTCTAATTGGATTAGGAATTGTCCTTGAAATCCTGTTCGGTGGAATGAATATTCCATTCTGGCCAGAAGTAAACGTGACTGCAAACATTCTAGGACTGCTGAGTAATTTCAGTGATCAAGGTCTAGTTGGTTTGGTTGCGCTCGCAGTACTGTGGGCTATCTGGAATAGAAAATGATTTCTACAGTAAGTGATTGGGTAAAAAGTAGATTAAAAGAACGCACATCTCACGATGGCATTATTTTAATTGTGTTGGGTGTGCTAATTTTAATTGGGGCCCCTTTTGTAAAGCTTGGTGCATGGATCGCCATTGGATGGGGTGCATGGACAATCTGGTCCAAAGACTGAAAAAGTCTTGACAAAACTTGCGCTACAGCGTATAATTGTATTATATACGCTGTAGCGTTATTTAAGGAGTGAAAATGCTAAAACTAAAAAGTTCAAAAGAATTTTGTGATGAAATTGAAAAAACCGTTAANAATATGGGTATGAGTTATATCGAAACTATTACCCATTATTGTGAAGAAAACACTTTAGAAATTGAAAATATAACACCACTGCTCAGTTCATTCATAAAAGAAAAAATTCAATACGAGGCTGAGGGGCTAAATTTGGTAAGGAAGTCTACTGAAAAGCTACCTCTATGATTCATATGTCCAGTAAAAAAATTGATGATTTCGAAGCATTTAAAATTTTTCTTGCCATGAAATCTCATTTTAATAATGAATATAATTATGTGGAATATGACGGCGCTTTTAAGGCAAAAAGAGAGTCGTACTCTAAAAGAAAAGATAGATATACTTTCGTTCAGTTATCAAAGAAATTTGGTAAAAAGGAATTGGAAGAATTTTTCCTTTCGCTATTTTTGAATGTTACTGAAAAAGGAAACATTGCTGTCTCTGGCACTAATAATATGTGGACGGTAATTTGCTTGATAAAGAAGCGACCGACACATATAAAAATTGGAAAAAGAGATTGCAGAGTTTGCAATATAATTTTATCAACGATTGCGAGACAATTTTTGATAGAGGATTAGAAGAAGAACTAGAATTTAACCAGATTTTCAAATCTGTAAATGGGAATTACCCGCTTATAATAAGACTTGAAAAGATGGGAGATATTTGTGTCGAAACTGTAGTGGTTTTTGACATGATATTTGACTTTATAAATAATGTGCGGATCGCCGATACGACT